AAAAACCCCCCCCCCCCCTCAAATATCCAAATATCTTTTTTTGGCGTAGAATGTCGTCTAACATATCCAAATTTTTTTTTATTATATAGTCTAAATATGATTTAATATCCATTTTTTATAAAAATATCCTTTTTTTATAAAAAATATCCAAAATATATCCAAAAAAAATCATTTAAAATATAAAATATATATAATTAATATATAATGGTAAATTATAAGTGCCCTCGATGTGGTTTTAATACTAATATAAAAACAAAATACATAGCTCATTTAAACCGTAAATATATATGTGAACCTAAAAATGTAGATGATGATTTAATAAATGAATATTTAAAATATAATATAAAAAATAAAATAGTCTCACCAAATTCCACCAATTTTGGTGGAATTTCCACCAAAAACACCGAAAAAAATAGTTTATTTGAATGTGAATTTTGTTATAAACGATTTTCTAGATGTGATAGTTTAATAAGACATCAAAAAGGAAGATGTAAAAATAAAAGTAGTAATGAAAATATGAAAGAATTAGTAAAATTATTAAATGAACAATTAAAAGAATCAAAAGAACAACTAAAACAAAGAGATGAACAATTAAATAAACGTGATCGTCAAATTGATGAGTTAATTAAAAAATCAGGAATGAATATTGGAACTGTAAATATTCAAAATAATATAAAATTATTGTCGTATGGTAATACCGATGTTAGTCATTTAACTGATAATGATTATATGAAATGCTTAAATCATAGTAATTTTTGTGTACCACATTTAATAGAACAAATTCATTTTAATCCACAAAAACCGGAAAATCATAATATATATATTTCAAATATAAAAAATAATTATGTTATGCTTTACGATGGAGATAAATGGATTTTAAAAGATAGAGATGAAGCAATCACAAATTTATTAGATGAAAAAGAAGTAATACTAGAACAAAAATTAGAAGAATGGATAGAAAATGGGAATGAATATCCAAAAATTATGAATAAATTTAAAAGATATATTGACAAAAAAGAGAACAATAAGGTATTAAATAAAATTAAAGATGAAATAAAATTAGTTTTATTTAATAATAGGCAATTTGTTGACAAAAAATAATAATATTAAAAATAAAAAATATTTAATATTATTATATGAAGTATGAATTACGATTTTTAAATATTGATGCGGATAGTATTAAAAAAGCTCTAAATTCATTAGATAAAAAAATTATTAAACAAAAAGTATTATTGAGATGGGATTCATTTGATTATAAAGATAAATTTATAAGAGTTAGAGATGAAGGTAATGGTAAAATAACATTAACATTAAAAATGAATTTAAATAGTTCACAACCTATATCCAAAACAATATTTGTAAATAATTATGATTCAACAATAGAAATATTAAAAAATATCGATATAAATAGTAAATATCGTGTTGAAAAAATAAGAGAAATTTGGGAGTTAAATAATAAATGTATTATAAATTTTGATATGTTTCCTGGATTACCTTATTATATAGAAGTAAAATCAAATAATAAAAAATCTTTAATGACTTTAATTAAAGATTTAAATCTTACTATAGATCCCCGCAAACATAGTGATATGGGCGCAGATACTATGTATTTAGATTTATATAATATTAAAAAAAATATACAAATTGGTGATTTAACATTTGTAAATGCAAAAAAATTTAAAAAGTATATTAAAAAAAATAATACTTTATTTGAAAAAATACTAAAAGAACAAATGGAAGCAATAAAAAGATTATAATAACGAATAATTAATAAAAAAAATATTCAATTATTGGTTTGCCAGTATAAGCTCTAACTGCTCCTATAGTAAGTCCAATAAAAAATCCATTATTTAAAAATTCATTTGAATTTTTTTTATAAATTAAATTTTCTATTACTGTACCTAGAATATATCCAGCAGTAGATCCAAAAAATGGCCAAGCAATGTAATTAAGCATATTAATATTATTTGTGTTATTTATTTAAATATTTTTTCTTAAAAAAGAAATAGTCATCAATTGAAAAATTATCTTCATATTTATCTAAATGTATGATTGGTTTATTAAAGAAAATTTGATTATAGTTATTTTTTATAAAATTAAACAGGTTATTTTTTTTACTATGTATACATTCATAACAAAAAGTATTCATATAATTTATATCTTTTTTTGTAGTACAGTAGTTTTCACTCACTAAATTACAAGAACAAATGTCACACTTCGTTTTCATTAGTAAGTTTAATAAAATTAAAAAATTATGTATTAAAATTTAATATTATTTTTAAAATATTAATTATTTATATATGGCAGACCCCGTAAATGATCAAGAACATTATAAGAAAACTTTTAAGGATATAATAATGGAAAATAAAAGGGCATCATTTCTTTGTTTAATAGTATTAATTGTTTTATCATATGAATATTTAGAAAGATTGTATACTTGGATAGTTAATAAGATAATTAATAGAAATATATATTTTCATGTAGATAGGTTACCAACCGGGCCTAAAAGTTTGAAGGATAGATATCGTCAATTAAAAATATATTATTTTTTAGGAGCAATGATTGTAAAATATATAATAAAAATATATAATAAAGTTTATTCAGTTGATGAAGATGAAGAAAATAATGATTAATAAATTATCCATAATAATATAATAATATTTATTAAATTATTATGTGTGGAATTATTGCATTACTAACATTAAATGAAAATACTTTAATAGATATTTTATTAAATGGATTAAAACAATTGCAAAACAGAGGTTATGACTCGGCTGGTATTTGTACAATGAAAAAAAAATTTAATTTATTAAAATTTGCATCAACTAATAATATTGATTCTATAAAGAAATTAGAGGACGAAAAAAATAATTTAATAAATTCATCAATTGGAATAGCTCATACTAGATGGGCTACACATGGAGGAAAAACTGATACTAATTCACATCCTCATATTAGTTATGATAATAAAATTACATTAGTTCATAATGGTATAATAGAAAATTATGCTGAATTAAAGTTATATTTACAAAATGAAAACATAAAATTTAAGTCACAAACTGATACAGAAGTCATTGTAAATCTTCTTGCATTTAATTATAATAAAACAGGAAATTTTATAGAAGCATTAAAAGAAACTTTATCTATGATGTCAGGAACATGGGGTTTAGCAATTATGAATTTGGATAAGCCCAATAAATTATATTGTGTAAGACATGGTAGTCCAATTTTAGTAAGTCATAGTGATGATAAAGTAATAATATCATCTGAACAAAGTGGTTTTAATGGATTGGCTAATAATTATTTCATTTTAGATAGTAATGATATTTGTATAATTTCAAAGAAGGATAATAAAATAGAAATAAATACAGAAAAAAAATATGAACTACAAGATGCGTTAACTTCAAATTTTGATTTATCTCCTGATCCTTATTCTCATTGGACTATTAAAGAAATTAATGAACAATTCGACGCATCTCTAAGAGCTATAAGTTTAGGTGGGCGTTTATTAGAAGATAATAAAGTAAGATTAGGTGGATTAGAAGACCATAAAGAGATATTAAAAAGAATAGATAATTTAATATTCTTAGCTTGTGGTACTTCATATAATGCTGCATTATGTGGAATAAATTATTTTAAAGATCTATGTAATTTTAATACAATGCATGTAATCGATGGTGCTGAATTTTCCCATAAAGACATACCAAAAATGGGTAATACTGCTATAGTTATGTTATCTCAGTCGGGGGAAACGAAGGATTTACATAGATGTATTCAAATTGCTAGAGATGAAGATTTATTTATGATAGGTGTAATTAATGTAGTTGACTCAATGATAGCCAGAGAGGCTAATTGTGGATGTTATTTAAATGCGGGTCGTGAAGTAGGTGTTGCGTCAACAAAATCATTTACAAATCAGGTTATTTTATTAAGTATGATGGCTGTTTGGTTTAGTCAAATACATAATAAGAATTCAAACAAGAGAAAGGATTATATAAATTGTTTAAGAAAATTACCTTATGACATTAAAAAAACAGTTGATATTAGTAATAATAATAAGGATATGATGGTTAAAATATTAAATAAACAAAGTTTATTTGTTTTAGGGAAGGGTAAAGGTGAAGCTATAGCTAAAGAAGCTGCCTTAAAAATTAAAGAAATTACATATATACATGCGGAAGGTTATTCAGGAAGTGCTTTAAAACATGGACCTTTTGCATTATTAGACGAAAACTTACCAGTTATATTAATTGCACCAAAAAATGAGCATTATAGTAAAATGAATAATGCATATGAGGAAATAAAATCAAGATACTCTCCTATTTTATTTATTACAGATGATACAGATTGTAAATATGATAATACAATTAAATTACCAGAAAATAAAATATTTAATGATTTACTTTGTGTAATTCCATTACAACTTGCAGCATATTATATTTCATGTGAAAGAGGATTAAATCCTGATATGCCAAAAAATTTAGCAAAATGTGTTACTGTAGAATAATTATTTAAAAATATAATATTTTCTTTATTATATGTTTAGATACTGGACAATGTGGAATTTTCATTGGTATTTAGGTTCGGAGTTTGGACTATTTAATTTAAATGGTCCATTAAGAACCTCCATAATAAATACAAGTTTAATTGGTGGATTTATGACATATGTATATCCTAGAAAAATAATTATGAGAAAGAGAATAAAAGATAAAAATAATAAAGATAAAGAAGAAGTTCATAATTTGCCGTACTATCAGGTAGTTTTATTAGATGTAATTTTTCACCAATTACCTATTTTTCGTTTATTTTATAAAGATTATATACCTGGTACATGTGGTTTTTATACACTTGCCCCAGTTATTTGTTGGTTTTTTACAAATTCTTATAGTGAGATAGATTTAGATAAAATTTACGGAATTAAAATGATTAAATTATGTATTGGATCAACATTAATTACAGGCTTATTTGGTTTAATTCAACATAATAAATTAAAAAAATGAATTTTTAATATTTAAAGAATCATTTTTTTTAGATATTAATAAAATGTATATTCATATAACTGAAAATGTTAAAGTTAAAAGTCCATTAGATAGATCTGACTTATATTCATATGAAGGACCAATAGATGAAGTTGATTTTTTACAACAAAAAACAAATTATAACAAAATTCAAGAAATTTTATCAGAATATGATATGAAATTAGTTCATGTTATATTTGCTAAATTTAGTAGAGATACTGTATCTTCATATCATTTTTTATCAAGATCAGATAACAGTCGAGTTTTTTGGAGAAAATATGAAGGTGAAAGCATGGGTTCAGGACAGAATTATATTTATATTGATGGAAAACAATATAAGTTAACATCTTTTCTTAAAATGTCAAAAGAAGAAAGAGATTATATTTTTAATTTATAATAGTAGTTAAAAATTAATATATTTATATTATTAATGATTATATTAATTCCATTAGGTGGACTAGGTACTAGATTTAGTAAAGCGGGATATAATTTACCAAAACCATTAATTAATGTAATGGGAAAACCAATTATTTTTTGGTTAATTGATAATTTGAATATAAATGATAATTCTTTAATTTATATACCATATAATCATGAATTAAGTAAATTTAGATTTGAAGAGCAATTATCTAAAAGATATCCAAAAATTAACTTTAAATTTTTGGAGTTAAAAGAAAATACAAGAGGGGCTGCAGAAACTATAAATTTGGCACTAGATAATTTAAATTCAAATGATGATGATTCTATATTATGTTTAGATGGTGATAACTTTTATACAAATAATATTATTAATTTATGGAATAATAAAAATAGTGTTATTGTATTTAATGACAATTCAAATGAGGAAGTATATTCATATGTAAAATTAAATGAACAATTAAAAATAGTAGATATAAAAGAAAAAGAGAAAATATCTGCCTATGCATGTACTGGTGCATATGGATTTAATTCATGGAAGACATTAAGGGAATATTGTAAAAAGATTATTAATGATAATATAATGCAAAAAAATGAATTTTATACTTCAACTGTAATTCAAGAAATGTTAAAAGATAAAATAGATTTTGATATTAATCTAATTGATGACAATAACTATATATGTTTAGGAACTCCTTTGCATGTAAGACTTTTTTGTAATAATTTTCCTAGAATAAATGCATTAAACAATAATCAAATGTTGCCTTCACAAAGATATTGTTTTGATTTAGATAATACGCTAGTAAGTTTTCCTAAAGTTTCAGGTGATTATACAACAGTTGAACCTATACAAAATAATATTAATGTATTAAAATATTTGAAGAAGCTAGGTCATGTGATTATAATATATACTGCTAGACGTATGTCAACTCATAAAAGTAATGTAGGGAAAATCTTAGCAGATATTGGAAAAATAACATTTGATAGTTTAGAAAAATTTGATATACCATATGATGAAATTTATTTTGGTAAACCCCAAGCAGAATTTTATATTGATGATTTAGCTATCTCTAGTTATGCAGATTTAGAAAAAGAATTAGGATTTTATAAATCTGCGATTGAACCTCGTGAATTTAATTCATTAACTACAACAAGTTTACAAATTTATAGAAAAAATTCAGATGATTTATCTGGTGAAATATATTATTATAATAATATACCAAATGAAATAAAAGATATATTTCCCATTTTAGTTAATTCCGATCCAAATAATAAGTGGTATGAAATGGAGAAAATTAATGGAATACCTATTAGTAAATTATATTTATCTGAAGAATTAACTACAGAACGATTAGGTCATATAATGGGATCATTAAATCGTATTCATAATAGTAAAAGTGTAATTAGTCAAGATGTAAATATATATTCAAATTATTCAGAAAAATTAAAAAAGAGATATTCAAATTATGACTATTCAAAATTTAAAGATAGTGATATCATATATAATAAATTATTAATTGAATTAAATAAATATGAAGAAAATGATAAAGGTTGTAAAAAAGTAATTCATGGAGATCCAGTTTTAACAAATATTTTAATAAATCAATTTGGTAAAATAAAATTATTAGATATGAGAGGTAATCAAGGTAATGAATTATCAATATTTGGAGATTGGTTATATGACTGGGCGAAATTATATCAATCATTAATTGGATATGATGAAATATTAGAAGAGAAAACAGTTAATATATCTTATAAAAATAGGCTAGTAATTTATTTTAAAAATAGATTTATTAATGAAAATTCAGAAAATGATTTCATTAATTTAAAATTAATAACTAACTCATTATTATTTACATTAATACCATTACATGATAATGAAAAATGTGATAAATATTATAATTTAATAAAGATTGAATAAATTTAATAAATATTATTTAATATTATTTAATATTATAATGATATGTACATGTTGTAACAAGTATAATGGTAGTTATGAATTAAATAATATGAAATATTGTAGTAATTGTTATTATTACCTTAAAGAAGGTGAATGGAGAATTATTCCGGAAATTTTAATAAAAAAGTTAGGTTATGATAAATATATTCAGAGAAATAAAATTAATCATATTTTTAAATTAGTAAGTGTAAACTTTGATAAAATGAATTTAAATGATTTAAATGAAATGTTAAGGACTTGTAATATTACAAGTCACCAGTGTGATGCATTATATAATATATTTCAAAAAGAAGATAATAAATATAATGATGAAATACAACATATTTTATGTTCTAAAGTTATAAATTACTGGGACTTAAAAACAAATATCGGATCATGTTATTATGGTAATTATGGAGAAGTACCAGCTAATTTAGAAGAATTGGATAAAAAAATTAATAAAAATAAAGATATATTTGATTATTTTTATTTAAAATATAAATAAAAATTAAATATTTTATTTATAAATTAAATTTAGTATATATATTATACAATGTTAATAAAGCAAATGTTTACTAAATCAATCAACTTATATAATAAAAGAAATGTTATAAAACTAATAATTCCAAAAATTTCAAATAATTATATAAAAAAAGAAGATAATGAAAAGGAAGGTAAAAATAAAGAAGTTAAAAAAGTATTTTATCCATTTTTTGGATGGGTATTTTATTAATTTTTATATAATAGTATAATATATATAATGGCATCATATAAACCATTAAGTACTGTAAAATGGAAAATTTCGAAAAGTGATATTAAAGAATATGTAAAAATTACTTCACCTGAAGGGAATAGCTATGATGTTGCAGACCAGAGAATGGAT